AGTGGAGGCTTAGACAGTACTTGTGCGTTAGGAATACTAAAAGAGTGTGATTTGGATTTAACTGCTTACATATGTGATTATGAAAAGGGCGGGCATAAGTTTCATGACCATAATGCTTTTAGAGAAGAGTCCAAGATGGCAAAGAAAACTTGTGAACAATGGGATATAGATTACAAAGTTATAAAATTACATTATAGTTCTGTAACTCACTATGATAGATTATGGTTAAATGCTACTCACTACCCGTGGGTTGATATGAACAGACGAGCCCCTAGATTTGCATTATGTAAAGCAGCAAGTCAAGATGGGTGTAAAGTAGTTTTAACTGGTGATAGTGCAGATGAATTATTTACAGGGTATCAACATCACGATAGATATTATGATGATGATTACAATAAAGAAACTATAGAAATGTTTGCTAGTAGACAAAAATGGATACCAAAAGAGATATTTCATAAAACTGATTGGAAGAATAATGCTCTATGGTATGATTTAGTAAGTACATCAGAACAAAATATACTAACAACTGACCAAACTGCAGGAATGTGGGGAATGGAAAGTAGACCTGTATTTCTTTCTCAAAGTTTTGTGAGATATATGTTAAGTATAGGTAGTGAAATAAAATTCAAAACACATCCTGATTATGCCTTGGGTACATACAAATATCTATTAAGAGAAGTAATGAGAGACTATCTTCCAGCGCATGTTCGTTCAAGAAAAAAGAAAGTAGGTTGGTCATCCCCTTGGGACAATAATCATAAAGAGTTGACTCGCCTCTGGAAGCTGCAAGACTTAGAATTTATTTCAAATTTATGAAGGCAGTATATTCCAACAGAATCTATCTCTCAGTAGATACTAAATTAAGTTCGGATATCGAAAAGGAGCTTACATATACAATTGCTCCTCGTATTCCAACTGACCCACCTATCGTATTCAAAACAATACGATGGATAAAAGATGGGTTGATTTCTATACCAGTTGGTAGAGAAGATTTAGTACCTGCTGATTATGAGATAGTCGACAAACGAGTAACCTCGCCAGTTGAACTACCTGACTTTGCGTTTACTTTAAGACCTTCCCAGCAGAAGGTACATGATGAAGTAGATGACAATGCTATAGTTAACGCATGGGTAAGTTGGGGCAAGACAATAACGGCTCTAGCTATAGCTAAAAAGCTAGGTCAAAAGACATTAGTTGTTACCCACACAACTAACTTAAGAAATCAGTGGGAAAAAGATGTACAAAAATGCTTTGGAATACAAGCAGGCAGAATCGGGTCAGGTAGCTTTGATACTTCGTCCCCTATCGTTGTTGGCAATATTCAGAGTTTGTACAGAAAAATGGACGACATCAAACAAGTTTTCGGAACTGTGATTCTAGACGAGATGCACCATGTTAGTAGTCCAACTTTTACGCGTATAGTAGACGAAATGCCTGCTCGCTATAAGGTTGGTTTGACAGGTACACTAGAAAGAAAAGATGGACGCCATGTGGTTTTCAGAGATTACTTTGGTAACAATGTAATGAAACCACCAAAAGAGAATTATATGATTCCTAGGATCGATATAATTAAGTCTGAGATACGATTCCTTGACGGTTCGTTTACGCCTTGGGCAGAAAGAATAAATCATCTTGCATACAATGAAGAATATGTGCATAGTGTTGCAATGATAGCTGCAAAATATGCTGCACTAGGGCACAAGGTATTAGTAGTGTCTGATAGAGTTGCTTTTCTAAAAGCATGTGCTAAACTTTGTGGCGACAAAGCAGTTTCCATAACAGGAGATATGGAATTTAGTGAAAGAGAGAAAGTGATGAATCAAGTAAAGAAAGATAAGAACATCTTATTTGGTACACAGTCAATATTCTCAGAAGGAATATCTCTAAATGATTTAAGTTGTTTAGTGCTTGGTACACCAATAAATAATGAACCATTACTAACTCAGCTTATCGGTAGAGTAATTAGAGAAAAAGAAGGAAAACAGCAACCTGTGGTTGTGGACATTCATCTCAAAGGAAAAACAGCAGCCCGTCAAGCAAATGCACGACTGGGCTACTACATGAAACAAGATTACGAGGTAAATATCTTATGACAGATAAAAAACAAATACAACTAAATATACCTGAAATGCAAAAGAATAAAGTCTTCTTGGCTACTCCTATGTATGGTGGAATGTGTCATGGACTATATACTAAGTCTTTGATGGATACTACTGCAGTATGTATGAACCATGGGTTACAGGTACAGATTTACTATATGTTCAATGAATCACTAATTACTAGAGCTAGAAACTATTGTGTTGCTAACTTTCTAAAAAGTGATTGTGATTACCTACTATTTATAGATAGTGATATTGCATGGGGTTCTATGGATATGATGTATATGTGGCATTTACTTGCTACAAGAGAAGATATAGATGTACTATGTGCTTTATATCCGAAGAAAACGATTGCTTGGGAAAAAGTCTTACACGCTGCAAAAAGTGGTGCTTATGACGAGAATCCTAGAGGATTAGAAAAAGTAGCTGGAGATATGGTATTTAATCCATTACCAGATGAATACCCTGATGGGCAAGCTCCTGTATTTGAGCCTGTAAAAATAAAAGAAGGCGCTACAGGTTTTATGTTTATACACAGGTCAGTATTTGAAAAATATGACGAAGAACACCCTGAAAGATTATATACTCCTGACCACCTTAGAGAAGGAGAGTTTGCACCTGGTGAACAGATAATGGCTTATTTTGATTGTATTATCAATGAGCAAAATCGATATTTAAGTGAAGATTATATGTTCTCTGAAACTGTAAGAAACTTCGGAGTAGATATATGGGCATTACCACTAGTAGAATTAATGCATTGTGGTAGTTACATATTCCAAGGTAGTTTAATACAAATGGCTCAGGCTGGAGTACATGCTACCATGGATCCAAGAGATATTGAGAAGATGAGGCAGAAGGCGGGAGCCGATGGCGAACTATCAACCGCCCCTAATCCAGGAACTTTGGGTAATTCCGAAGCTCAGAAAAATAACTCTTGACACGCATTTAAAAATTTGTTATAATATGTTGTTATTTGATTGGAATAAGATTATGAAAATAAGCAAAGGAAATGTTGGTGACATCATTCAGATACTTAGGATTATAACTTATAAGATTCAACCAAAAAACTATCACGATAGAAACTTTAAATTCTATCGTTATAAGTTCGGAGGCAAGTCATATCTTCTTAACCCGAAAGATTTACTTGAACGAGGACGAGCATTGAGTGATAGAGAGGTTGTGGAATATGCAGGTGTCGCATCATTTCGCAATTATCACAACTATGTAAATACAAAAGACACCACACTGGATTATCTGATGTGTCCAATATCAGATGATATAATTAATAATAACAGACTGCTTGAATTGAGAGATGGACGGGTACACTTTCTTTTCGAGGAGACACAAGGAGAATAAAAATGGCAATTGGATTCAACCAAACCAAGGGCTCAGCCCAAAAAGAAAAAATCGAAACCTATAACTATGCAGGTAAAGAAGACCACCATGTAAGATTGGTAGGTGACTTATTACCTAGATATGTCTATTGGATTAAGGGAGAAAACGGAAAGAACATTCCTATGGAGTGTTTATCTTTTGATAGAAACTCTGAAACCTTTAACAACAAAGAACATGACCATGTTCGAGACTTTTATCCAGACCTTAAATGTGGATGGTCATATGCCGTCCAGTGCATAGATTACGCTGATAAAACTGTTAAAGTTCTTAATCTAAAAAGAAAGTTGTTCGACCAAGTTATAGTCGCCATGGAAGAGTTGGGAGACCCAACAGACCCAGTCACAGGATATGATATCCATTTCAAAAGAAAGAAGACTGGCCCACAGGTGTTTAATGTCGAATATCAATTACAAGTTCTTAAGTGCAAACCAAGAGAACTAGAGGACTGGGAGAAAGATTTAGTGGCTAACTTAAAGTCAATGGATGATGTTCTTCCTAGACCAACTGCTGATGCACAGTTAGAACTCTTAAGAAGAGTAAACGACCAAGGTGGTGATACCCCTGAGGAAGTTTCTGAGGAGTTTGACGTATCATGATAGGGGTAGGTGAGAAGTTTCCTGCATTTACTTTGCAGGGTGTTAATGCTAACAATGAGTTTGTAGAGGTTTCTGTAACAGAACACTACGATCCACTAAAGCATGATTATACAGTAATCTACTTCTATCCTAAAGACTTTACTTTCATATGCCCAACAGAAATTGCGGGAATGGATATGTTAGTAAGCGAAGCTAATGTAATCGGTATCAGTGGAGATAATGAGTTTTGTAAGTTAGCTTGGAAACAAGATAATGAACTTATAAGAGATATTAAACATTCACTGGCTGCCGACTGCGGCTTAAGACTTGCAGAAGATCTAGGAATAGTAGATGAAGAAGCAGGTGTTTGCTACAGAGCAACTTACATTATTGATAGAAATGATGTAGTACAACATGTAAGTGTTAACGCACTTGACACAGGCAGAAATGCTAATGAAGTTCTTAGAACTTTACAAGGCATAAAAGCA